GAAGGCCGCTGCGAAGAAGCAGGACTGATTCCGTGGCCCTGCTCGACCGCGTCAAAGAACGCCTCGAAACCGACCTCACCGACACTGAGCTGAACGCGATCATCGCGGACGCCCAGAGTGAAGTCGACGATCGTTTCGGCGTGGTCGGGCAGGAAATCACGGTCATCCTCGCCGGGTACCGCCGGATGCTCGACATCATCCGGCCAATCGACACCGACAAGGACCTCGAAGTCACAGACGACGACGTTGTCGTTGACCCCGGCATGTACCTGGTCCTGAACGGGGGCCGGACCCTGTCGAACCGGGCCGGAAAGTGGGGCGAGTTCGTCGAGGTGAAATACACCCCGAAGGATGACTCCAGCCAGCGGGACGAAGTGATCGTCGAGCTCGCGATCCTGTCCGCACAGCACCAGGGCATCAGCTCCAACCGTGTCGGCGATGTGAGCACCAACCATGCCGACCTTCCCGCGCAGCGCGAAGCGATCCTGAACCGCCTCTCCCCCCGGAACGGTCTGTTTGCCCGGTGAGCGCCCGGTCCACAATGCGGCACCGGTGCAAGATCGAACGCGACAACGCCACCGGCACCAGCGACTGGGGCGGACCCAACGAACCCAACTGGGTCACCCACCTCGCAAGTCTTCCCTGCCGCACCTGGTTCGAGGCCGACGCCGAAGTCATCGACGGTGACAAGAGCGCCGTGATCGAAGCCCGGAAAATCATTGTGCCTCTCGGCACCGATGTCACCGAGAAAGACCGGGTAGCTGAAATCAAGGACCGCCTCGGAAATGTGATTTTCACCGGCCCTGCCGGGGTCCGGGCAGTCGGCCGCCGAGCCGACCACCTGGAACTGACCGTCATGGAGGTGTCCTGATGCTGGATGGTGTCGATTGGAACGGCGATCAGGTCCTCGAGAACGTGCTGGCCGCGACCCGGGCAGCGATCGACGAAACGACCGCTGCCTCGGTCATTCACGCGAAGTCGAACCATCCGTGGCAAAACCAGACCGGCACATTGGAAGGCAGCTACCAGATGCGATCGGCCGAAGTGGAAGGTGACACGGTGGCCGGGGAGTGGGGCAGCTTCGACGTTATCTATGCCGCCGTGATTGAAGACAACTATCCGGCCCTTCGACCGGCAGCTGATACCGAGTATCCGCAGCTGGCGGAACGCATCTCGAAGAGGGTCGGATGACTGCCGTCGATCCGATAGCCGCCCTCAGAGCCCTGATCCTTTCGTCAACGGATGTGAGCAGCCAGGTCGGTGACCGCGTGTACGGGGGCGAACTCCCGAAGCCGGAAACGAAGCAGCAGCCTCGCAAGGCGGTCGTGATCAAGTATTCCGGCGGAACCGCCCGCGACACTGGCTACCAGCAGTGGGGTCCGGTCCGGGTGGATATTCGTTGCCACGGCGCAACCCCCGAGGGGGCCGATCAAGTGTGGCGGGCCGTGTTCCCTTTGCTGAAGCAGGCCCGGCCGAAGCAGTGGGCCGGATGCACCCTGCTCGGCTGCATGCCGGCGGGTGGACCGATCCCGTTGCGGGACATTGAAACGCAGTGGCCTTATGTCTTCTCCAGCTGGCAGGTCAATGCTTCGGAGATCGCCTGACCTGCCCGCGGTGCGGGCCCGAATGACCTTTCAGTAGTTCGCAGATCACTTCTGAGCCGTCCGTTCCGATGGTCAGCTCCGCGCAGCGCTTGTTGTGCCGGTCGAAGTGCTCGGCCTCGGGCAGGTCCCGCCAGGGGCACCGAGGGTCCAGGCACACGTTGATCGGTTGTTCGAAGCGCACTTGGCAGCACCCTATCCGGCCCGGTGAGGGCCACAACCCAACCAGGAGGACTGACCTCTTATGGACCTGATTTTCGATGCTCCCCATCACCACCATCTAGTCGAGGAAGGCTTCGACGAACCGATCGAGGGTGGCTCGGTGTTCACCGTCACCGACGAGCGAGGCGGCGAGCTGCTCGCCGATCCGAACGTGTCGGTGAGGGAGGCAGCCCCGTCGAACCTGAAGGGCCTGAACCGGGGTCAGCTCGACGAGCTGGCCGAGCAGGCCGGGCTCGACCCCAAGGACTTCAACAACCGGGACGCCGTGATTGCGGCGCTCCAGGACCACCAGCCCGAGGCCGCAGGCGCAGGGCATAACCCCATCCAGGAGGACTGATCCATGCCCGCACCTCACGAACTGATTGCCAAGACCCTCACGGTCTGGCTGGCCCCTGTCGCCACCGCGTTTCCTGCCATTCAGACCGCTCCTTCGGGCGGCTGGGTGAAGCTCGGGACCGCGGGTGACCTGAACTACGACGAAGACGGTGTCGAAGTCAGCCATGACCAGAACGTGGAAACGTACACGCCCGGTGGCTCGACCACGAAGCGGAAGGCGTTCCGGACCGACGAGGATTTCATCCTTGGTTTCGTGTTGAACGACATGTCGCCGGAGCAGTACGCGAAGGTGCTCGACGACCCGACCCTGACCACGGTTGCCGCCGGGGCAGGCACCGCCGGCCAGAAACACTTCGATGCCAAGAAGGGCCTTGAGGTCAAGACGTTCGCGCTTCTTGCCCGAGGTCAGTCCTCGGTCGACAACGCCCTGACGCTTCAGTACGAGGCGTACACGGTGTTTCAGTCCGGCAACCCGAAGCCGGTTCACAAGAAGGGTGAGCCGTCCGGACTGGCCGTCGAGTACACCGCACTCGAAGCCACCGCGGGTGAGTTCGTGAAGATCCGGGTTCAGACGGCGGCACCGACCGCCTGACCGACTCTGATGTCTGAAGACGCCGGAGCGATTCTCGCACGGGCGCATCAAAGCCTCGCCGAAGGGGCGGCGGTCAGCAAGCGAGCTGCCGCCGCCCACAAGCGTGCCCTGCGAAACCAGAAGCAGGCAATGGAACAGATCGAGGCCTACGCGAAGCGGCATGGCATCGAACTGATCGTTGAACCCAACGACACAGCCCAAGGAGGGCATAGCCGATGAGTGAAGAGACCCTGAAGCTTGAGCAGATTGCCGAGGACCGGCAGCCGGTTCAGTTGCCGGATGGCGACAAGCCGGGTGAGACTGGCCGGACCGTTTTGATGTTGGATCCTCGCATGCTCAGTTTCTATGACCGGGCGAATATCGCGAAGGCCGTTCAGAAAACGATTGATCTGAACTCAAGGTCGATCGAGAAGCCAACCAAGAAAAAGGCCCGTGAACTTGAGATCAGTCAGCGGGAACTTGTCGCACTGGTTTTGCCTGATGCCACCGAAGTCGAAGTGAATGCCCTGCAGCCCCTTCACCTGGATCAGGTGAACGGGGCTTTTTTAGGTCGTTACGGCGACATGATGACGAAAATCGCCGAGGCCGTGGGAATGAAAACACCGATGGAGATGACGACCTCGGGGAACTGATTGCCCTGCTTCAGGGCACCTACGGTGGTGATCCTGAGAGGTGGCTGAAGCTTCCGGAACCGGTCGTTCGTGCTTTCGCTGTCAACCGGTCGAAGGTTGAGGCACAAAGGGAGCTTCAGCAGATCAACGCGGTCCGGATCGGTTCGGGCCGCATGAAAAAGGAAGACGCGAACCAGGTGCTTCGTGAGCTTCGTGAAACGGCCGGATATGGCAACGCCGGTCGCAATCAGCTTCGCACGGTTGACCAGATGCGGGCTGCCGGTGTCGAGGTCATTTTCGAGAGTCCGGAAGGAGGTGAGAACAGTTGAGTGAGTCACTTGGCAGCGCGGTCCTTCGTCTCGAAGCGAACCCTGCCCCCTTGGAAGCAGGCATGCTGGCCGCCCGTAAAGGCGCGGTCGGTGAAATGTCCCTGGCTTCGAAGCAAGGTGCGATGGCGATGGCAGCCGGAATGGTTGCCGTTGGTGCTGCCGTGGGTGTCGGCCTCTACAAGGTTGCCGACCAGTTCGACGCCGCTTACGACACGATCCGCACCGAAACCGGGGCGGTCGGTGACGAGCTCGAAGCCCTGAAAGATGATTTCCGGGAGGTGTTCGCGAACGTTCCCGACGACGCGGCAACGGTCGGCACCGCGATCGCGGAGGTCAACAAACGACTCGGCCTGACCGGCGGACAGTTGCAGGCCCGCACCACCCAGTTCCTGAACCTGGCCAGGGTGACCGGCACCGATGTGAAGGAGAACATCGAGGCGGTCTCCAAGACTTTCAAGGATTGGGAGGTCAAAACGAAGGATCAGGAAGCCACCCTCGACGGGTTCTTTCGGATCTCACAGAAAACCGGCATGTCGGTGATCGACCTGGCGACCAATGTCCAGAAGTTCGGGTCCCCGCTCCGGCAGCTTGGTTTCTCGGTCGGGGAAGCCGCCTCAATGTTCGGCATCTTCGAGGCCGCCGGCGTGAACGTTCAGACCTTGATGCCTGGTTTCAAGATGGCGATCTCGAATGTTCTGAAACCGACCGATGATCTGAAGGCCACCATGAAGGATCTCGGGATTGACCTGAAGGAAGGTCCGGAGAAGGCGGTCAGGGACTTCATCACGACCCTCGCCGAGTCGAAAGATCCGATGTCGATGGCGTCTGCGGCAATGGACCTTTTCGGTAAGCGGGCCGGTTCCGACATGGTTGAGGCCATCGCCCAGGGACGGTTGAATCTCGGCGAAATGCTGAAGACGTTCAAGTCCGGTGGCGACACGATCAACGATGCCGCCGAAGACACGATGGACATGTCGGAGAAGCTTCAGATTCTTCGGAATCGCGGCATGCTCGCTTTGGAGCCGATCGCGATGAAGCTGTTCGACGCTTTGACGAAGCTTGCTGATGGCGTGATCAAATTGACCGAGTGGTTTCAGGGTTTGCCGGAACCGGTTCGGGATCTCGTCGGAAAGGCGGCGATGCTCGCGGCCGGTCTGATCGGGCTGGCTTTCGCGATCTCGAAGGTGTCGGCCGGCTTCTCGGCAGTGTCGGCCCTGATGGCCGCGAATCCCTATGTGATCATCATCGCTGCCACGGTCGCGCTGGCGGTCTTGATCGTGAAGAACTGGGACAAGATCAAGGAGTTTCTCGGCAAGACCTGGAACTCGATCAAGGTCACGGCGGTGAAGGTGTGGAACTCGATCAAGGAGTTCCTGAAAAACAACTGGAAGCTGCTGCCGCTGCTGCTGATGGGTCCGCTCGGTTTGATGGTGGCGCTCACGATCAAGAACTGGGACCGGATCAAGGATCTCACCGGCAAGGCTTGGTCGAAGATTCGGGATCTGATCACCTGGCCTTTCCGTACTGCCATCAACACAGTCAAGAACGTGGTTGGCGGAGTGCCCGGGTTTCTTTCCGACAAGTGGAATTCGATTCGTGACGGTGCCGCCGAGAAGTGGGGTGCGATCCGGGACCGAATCACTTCCCCGATCCGAACCGGCAAGAAAACCGTGGTTGATGTGATCACCGGTCTGGCCGATTGGCTGGTCCGCGCCTGGAACAAAATCGTTCAGGGTGCCCGGGACCTCGGGACCCGGGTCAGGCAAGCTCTGATTGACGCCTTCACCGGAATCGTTGACGAAATCAAGGGTGTTCTCGAGGACATCAAGGATCTTCCCGGCAGCGTGATCGGTGGCATTGCCGACAAGTTCAGTGCTTCGGTGGACGGAAGCCCGTTCACTGCCGGAATCACGAGCCCTTCAACTGGCACGGCAATGACGGCAAGTCCGGCAACGTCTGCCGGGTCGGCGGGATCCCAGGGTCCGGCACCGCAGGTCAACATCAGTTTCGCGGACGGCATGGGCTGGCTCAGGGACTTCGTGAACATCGAGATTGAGGGTCATGGCCATGAGGCCGGTCAGGTATGGGTTGCCGGGGCGGGAGGTATCTGATGGGTGTCTTGACGATCCGTCCGAACTCGAACAATGGTGCGTCGGGCTGGACCGCCACTGGCGGCAGTCTTCACGGGGTGTTGACCGATGACAGCGACAGCACCTACGACGCGTCCGGCCAGAATCCGGTTCCTCTTCAACTAGGGTTTCCGGCCCCTTCGATTCCGGCGGGGGCAATGATCCGGTTGGCAACCCTTGAGTTGAAGGCGGCATACACCTCGAGCGGCGCCATGTATGTGCCCGGGTTGTTCAAGTGCGACGGTGATTTCGCGCTGTTCAATCAGTTGGTGACTTGGCCGTCACCGACCGCGGTTTGGGCGGCTACTCTGCTGCCGGATCGGGGTGCTCTTGATGTTGACAACCTGACCCTGGTTGTCAGTTCCGCCTATCTGGCCCGACTTTATGAGGTTGCGGTCCGGGTGCTTTATGTGGCCAAACCGGTTGCGACGATCACCGGTCCGTCCGGCACTTTGACTACGAACAACCGGCCCACGGTCACCTGGTCAACGCAGCTGGATCAGCATGGCGG